AAGAAGCGGAATACAGGCTCCGTAGGCCACTTGTAGAAAAACTCCTTGAAGAAAAGCCACTCTGTGAAGCCTGTCCAGTATTTGCTCAACATGACGGGCTTGCAACATACATGCGTCGCCCCTCCCAAGATATTCACGAGATTGTTCGTCGCTCGCAAGGCGGCTCCATCCTTGACGAAGAAAACTTAATGGCTGTTTGCCGTCCTTGCCATACCCGTATTGGTAATTACCCCCAACTCGCATTTGACCTAGGTTTAGCCAAAAGGGGCTGGGAAAGATGAGGTTAATGGGTCTTGACCTCTCGCTTTCATCAACTGGCATATCCATGGACGGAGTAACTAGCGTTATTCACTCTAAGGCGAAAGGTGCCGAGCGTCTTTCCGAGATAACCAAAAGCATATTGCACGAGTGTCTAGAAAATGAAATTTCCTGCGTTGTGATTGAAGGTTACTCTTTTGCTTCCCGAAGCGGTCAGGCTTTTAGTATTGGTGAACTAGGTGGCTGTGTTCGGATGACATTGTTTGAATGCAATATCCCAATTGTTGAAGTGCCCCCCACATGCCGTGCAAAGTTTGCAACTGGAAAAGGAAATGCCTCAAAGGGCGAAGTTATCTCTGCCATATCGGCAAAGACCGGAATCATCTTTAGTGGCGCTTCTGGAAACGACGAATGCGATGCATGGGTGCTTGAGCAAATGGCTTTAACTTATTTGGGTAAATCACAATATAAGTGGACAAAAGAGCAGTTATCTGCTCTTGACAAAATAGACTGGCTAGAAATTAAAGGAGTAAATAGTGACGAGGAATAACCCGATTAGTCAGGTTGAAATTGAGAGCGAATTGATGAGGCTCATGGAGTTTCTTGAAAGCGAGACAGAGGCTTTCGAGACCCTTGCTACTGATATGGCAAAGAAAGAAGCCCTGTATAAGTCCAACTGGGCAAAAGAATATCTTTCTGCAAAAGGCTCAATCAAAGAACGGGAAGCATGGGCTGACTATAAACTTGCCGATGAAAACTTTGACTTCAAGATTGCCGAAGCGCTTCTTAAATCAAAACGTGAAAAACTGCTATCTTTGCGTACATCAATAGACGCTCTTAGAACTCTTAACGCTAATGTGCGTGTACAGGTTGGTCATCACTAATGAAAATATCAAAAGATTTACTCCCACTTGCTCTTCCTATTGAAGACCTTAAGCCTCTTCAGAAAAACCCTAGAAAAGGCAATGTTGAAGCAATTATGTCTTCATACAAAGAATTTGGTCAGATGAAACCGATTGTGGTCAGACCAGAGGGTGATGGGACATACGTAGTTATTGCTGGAAATCACCAACTTCAGGCTGCAAAGAATTTAGGTTGGGAAAAAATTGCAGCAGTCCAGATGAATGTTAATGAAGAAAAAGCCGTTGCTTTTGCTCTCGCAGATAACCGAACGATGGAACTTGGTCATACAGATAATTCAATGCTTAACGACATGGTCGTTGACATGTGGGATGACTTCCCAGAACTTTTTGAAGGTCTTGGTTGGGACGAGTTTGAACTTGCAGCAATTGAAGAAAGCCAATTTGCCTCAGAAGAAACATCGCCTATTTCTGATGGTTATTTCACTCCCGTAATGGTCAATAACCCCCCACAAGCACCTATCAATATTACTGTTGAAGAGAATGAAGATGGGGATAGGAGAATAGTTGCTGGCAAAGATATGGACCATAACCAAGTTGCTATTTCTGGTAGCACCATTGTTTCTCCAGGTTCTGCTCCGCAAGCCGTTGTTCAATACACAATAGTTTTTGATAACCCAGACCAACAACGCCGTTGGTATGACTTTGTTCGTTACCTGAGAAACGACCCTGGTATTTCTGGAACAACAACTGCCGAGAAGTTAATTGACTTTATTGACATGCACACAGAGGTATAAGTGAAGATTCACAACCCTGATAACGTTTATGACCTGCAGTCAATTCTTGCTCAACTTATTCGCAGTAAACGGAAAGCACGCACTGAATCTGTTTTGTTGAGCAACTCTCTTATGCACGATATTGCTAAACGAATTATTTATCTTGAGAACAGGATTCAAGAACTAGAGGCAGACAATGACTAAGCAGAGAATGTTTCTTAACATCAGTTGCGTTGATGCTGCCAGACAGAGGATAAGACATGTCTATGATACTTTTGATACTGTTTGCGTTCAGTTTTCTGGAGGAAAAGACAGCACAGCGGTTCTTTACTTGGCTAAAGAAATTCATGAAGAACGAGGACTTGGACCAGTAAAAGTAATCTTCCGAGACGAAGAACTTGTCAGTCCTGCCATCTACGAATATGTCAATAAGGTCAGACAGTACGACTGGGTTGACATGGAGTGGTATTGCCTTCCAGTTCCCCAAGAAGTATGGGTTCTTGGTATTCGGCAGAACATTTTGACATGGGATTCTCAGCGTGCTGAAAAGGGAGAACTTGTCAGGGAAATGCCACCTTGGTCAATTAACGCATCCCACTTTGGACTTCCTATGGGCGAGCCTCTTCCTGAGATTATTGACTACTACACGATGCAGGGCAAAACAGGCAGTGTTGCTTTTGTTACTGGCGTACGGGCGAATGAGTCAATGGTTCGCTACAGGTCATTGGTGCAGAAAGTACACGAAAACTACATTGCCACGCCTTTTAAAATGAAGCGTTCAATACCGATGAAATTTGCAAAAGTTATTTACGACTGGCAAATAGATGACGTAATGAAGTTTATTTCCGAAGAACACAATGCAGAGTATTGCGAGTACTACGACCTTGCAGCCATGACTGGCTCAAACACCCGAGTTGGCGTTCCTCTCCACGGTGTCGCTATTAGGCGCATAGGAGACCTTGTAGCGACTGAGCCGGACTTCTACGACAGATTGTGGGAGATATGGCCTGATATCGACGCTCAGAGGCGCTGGTGGAAAGAATTTGACATGGAGAAGTACATAGATGGTTACGCCATAGATGGATTTGAGGGTGCCAAGAGATGTGTTGAAGATAATACTTCTGACGAACACGACAGGAGACGAGGGTTTGCCTACATTGCCGACTTCAGGCGCAAACACATTAGAGACCCATATTCGTATCCGATGAACTGGCTTATTAGAAATCTTTTGCTTGGAGAAATATCAATTGCCTCTGCAGCACCAGTTGGTCCAAAAACAAAAGCAGATACGCTTAGGCAGAAGGCAGCACAACAGGAGTTGGATAACAATGAATAATATTGAGATGGTTAAATTCAGTGAATTGGTAATCGCTCCGTTTAAAGCAACGTACATTCTTAGACCAGACCTTCTTACCCTGTCGGCGTCTCTTAGAGACTTGGGTTTCATAGTGCCTGTAATTATTCAAAAGTCAACAAATATTGTGATAGATGGAAACGAGCGTGTATTGATTGCGCAGAATCAAAAGTCAATCTCAAAGATTGTTGGCGAAGAATGCCCTGTCATTAAAATTGAATGTGACAATCTTGAAGCACAGATGTTGCACCTTAGATTAAATCGGTCTAGGGGTACTTTGTTGGCAAAACCAACATCGCAAATTATTAGAAATCTTGTCAAATCTCACAAGTATGAAAAGGCTGAACTTGGTGCGCTACTACAAATGAAGAGCGATGAACTCCAATTATTGATTGACGGTTCACTTCTTAAGCAGAGAAAAATTTCTCAACATACGTATTCTCGGGCATGGGTTCCGGTTGAAGCAGATGCGAAAATAACTGAAATTCAGATGTCAATAGAAAAACCACCCAATGCGGACAGATAAATTTCCTATAATGTACAATTAGGCTACCTACAGAGGAGACTCTATGAAAATTTGGAAAAGAACCGGCATCAAGCCTCAAGTAACCGCTTACCCTCAGAAAACTAGAGGTGGAAGAGGTGGTCGCGCTCAGCGTGCTGGCAGACTCCGTAGAATGGCACGTGCTGCTGCTGCTGGTGCGAACGCGGCTGTTGGTCGTGGTGGCGCAAGAGAAGAAACAGTCGGCGATGTTATTCGTGAGGCTGGACGCGGCATCCTAAACCGGTTTAGACGAAATAGATAATTTCTACCCGTAACGGGGGGTAAATCATGCTTGTAACCACACAAGACCTTGTCACGTATATGGATATTTCTTTGTCCCTAAGGCAGCAAGACGCTGCCGATATTGTGCTGTCTGGCCTTCAGTCGGAACTTGAATCATACTTAAGAAGACCTATAGAAGTAACCGAGTTCACCGAAGAGTACATAGTTCCAGCAGATTACCTAGCGTCTCCCATGTCTTCTTTCTTTTATCAAAGAAATCTTGAGTCGTCTTTTAATACCTCAAGTGGAAACTCAAATCAAACTGTTACCAACTATGCAATGCCTCCGGAAACTATTTACTTAAGAAATTCTCCAGTTTCAAAAGTTAATAGCGTGATGATAAACAATCAGTGGACAACACCCACCTACCTGGGGGAAGCAGTTAGAAGAGAAGGCTCAATCACTAACGCTTCATATTCGGCAGGAAAAATCACATATACATCAGTAGGACATAAATTGACTATTGGTCTTTATTTGACTGTTGAAGGAATGGCACCCGATGGTTACAACGTTTTAAGAAACAAGATTGTTGAAGTTGAAGGAAATACTTTTACCGTGTTGTCTTCAAACCCTGGTTCTATTACTGATTCAAGTGGTACCTATTTTGCAATTGGAACAAATTATGTTGTTCGCAGATATGGAATAGATATCTTCAATATGGTTAGCGGAGATACAGTTACCGTCAACTACGACGCTGGTCTTGATGGAGACGCAATTCCATTCTTTAAACTTTTAATACTTAGAGCGGCAACAAGAGAGATGCAGAATATGCACGACGACGTTGTTGGTATAAAAGATATTCAGACAAGAAACGTTGCTCCTATGGAAACCGGTTTTACTGAAAGGGAACTTCTTTCTGTGAAAAAATACAGAAGAAATAGGGTTTCTTGATGGCTGCCATAATTCGTGTACAGACTGATTATCTTGGAAGCAAAGCAATAGAGCACATAAAAAAAATTGAACGCGCTGCAACACATTTAAAACCTGTATTAAAAAAATCAAAACGTGATTTAGAAGAAGAATACGTAAACCATTTTCTCTCCAATGGCGGCGGAACATGGAAACCTCTTGACCCAGAATATGGGACATGGAAGGCTTCTAGGTTTCCTGGAGCACCAACCTTGATTCGTACTGGAGAATTATTTCAATCTGTTTCAAAATTGGAAACTGACAAACTGGAAGACATGTCAGCAACATTTAGTGTTGACTCGGAAGTTGCTAGTTTTCATCAATTTGGAACATGGAGCATGCCTAAAAGAGAACTCATATTTGAACCCCCAATGTTTGTTAAAAAACTTGCTGAAGACATTGCTGACCATATTAAAGGAAAAATCTAATGGAGGTCATGTATGGGGCTCACTTTCCTAAAACCTATGTAACTGAATATTTAAAACAAGATATTCCAGAAAGAGTTATTGATTACAGAAATGCCTGGAATCTTGACGATGCTGAACTTCCTTCCCCGGTCTCGTATTTTATTTACGAGCCAATTGCTCTAGATTCCTGGCCGACAATCATTACGGTTGTTATGTCAACAAACTCTATGACAAGAATTGGTTATGAATCGTCAAATCCTCTTTACAGAGTTTCCTACGCAATGAGAACTTATGTATGGGTTAGAACTGAACAGTCTGAACCAACTACCCTTATGAGAGACAGGCTTACCACCGTTGTTCGTACTGCCTTGCTTGATTATCCATGCTTAACGGCAGTTGACCCTAAAAATTATTTTAAAGTTGAAATTGACGAGTCAACAATGCAAGAACAGTTTTCCGATTTAACTTTATTAAAGGGCGACAGGGTTCTTGCAGGCGCTTATTTATCTTATACCCTTAACATAGACGAAGTAATAGGTCGTAAAAACCGCGGCGTATTCAGTGAAAAAGAAATTCTCTACCAACAATTGTCTTTTTTGCAAGATTGATTGTTGTACACTAACTATTTGAGTATCAGGAGTATTTATGATGCATGAACATGGATTTCAAAAAATAAAGAATGACCTGTCGTTTGATTGCGACGGGAGCCACGTTGTGCTTGAAAATGCTTCTGGAAGAACGCTTTCTGTTGGTGGTGTAAGCCTTTTCCCTCGCGATAAGGGGTTTTACTGCGGTCAAGATGAAAAAATTGACAGATTTATTAAAGAGAATAAATTAAAAGTTATTGAAGAGCATTCAGCAAAACCAAAGCCTCGGAAACCAAAAGAAGAAAAATCGGAAGAAACTTATGTAACAGTTGCAGACGTTGACGCCGAAGCATCTGTACAATTAGGTTCATCCGAAGATGACATTGCACCATCAACTGAGCAATCATAAACAACGGAGAGAGGTCACATGCCTGGAGTAGTTATAACCACAGCAGTACGCACTGGTCCAACAAGCGACACAGTTCGCGAGTCTTCGCAAGCCTTTTTTGTTGGCCTTGCAGAGAAGGGTCCATCAGATGAGGCAGTTCTCGTACTGAGCCTTGCCGAGTTTGAAGAAACCTTTGGCAAGTACGCCACATATGCATACCTGCACCCAACCGTTCAGGCATTCTTTGAAGAAGGCGGCACACAGTGCTACATCGCAAGAGTTGTCGGTCCAGCCGCAGAGACGCCAACACTAGACCTTGACGATGCTACTTCCGCAGCAGTAATCACCCTTACCCCTAACGGTCCTGGAGAATGGTCAGACAATCTTTCAATTGAAGTTGTTGCGTCATCTACTAAAAGAAACATTAGGTTCATTTACAACGGTGACCAAGTTTACTCAACAGGTCTGAAGTCAACAAACGCAGAACTTGTAAACGCAATCAACAACAGCCCAGTTGCAAAAAATTATGCAACCGCCGTACAGGCTGGAACAACGATTGTTGCCGCCGCAGCCGCAGCAGCGTTTACTGGTGGTGACGACGATAGAACAGACAACTCAGTCGATACTACATTTGCCGCATTTGTAACTGCTCTTGAGTTGTTTAACGATTCTTTTGGTCCTGGTGCGGTTTCCTGCCCAGAGACACACACAATCAATACAGACTTGATTGCTCACGCAAATGCCTACAACAGAATTGCAATCTTGCACACGGCTTCTGGAGACACTGCTACTGAAGCAAAGACAGAAGCAGGCGATTTGACTGGTGAAGATGGTTCAGAGCATGCAGCCCTTTACTATCCTTGGGTTTTTACTCCAACTAACGTCACCGGTGTAAATAGACTTATCCCACCAGACGGTTTTGTTGCAGGTGCAAGAGCATCGGCGCACAACAGTGTTGGCCCACACCAACCCGCTGCTGGAGCAATTGCTGCAGGAAAGTTTATTAACGGAGTTGAAGCAGACATTAATAAAACAGTTGGAGACGACCTTGACGACAATAACGTCAACGCTGTTCGCGTAATTGCAAATGGTGTTCGCGTATATGGAGCACGTTCTCTTTCTACCGATACTGAAAACTTCAGATTTATTAGCGTTCAAGACACAGTTAACACGGTTGTTCACAGAGCAAACCGTTCAATGGAAGACTTGTTGTTCTCGCCAATTGATGGAAGAAGCGCATTATTCACAGAAATTCAAGGTCGCTTGAAGTCAATTTGTGAAATTCTTGCTAAAGAAGGCGCTTTGTACCCAGCATATGATGGAAGTGGCAAACTCATTGATGCCGGATTTACCGTTAAGTGTGACTCCTCAATCAACACAACAGCACAACTTGCCGAAGGCAAAGTAACGGCTCAAATTGGTTTGAGAGTTGCACCAATCGGTGACAAGATTGAAGTAACAATCATCAAATCAAATCTCACTGGTTCAGTGACGGTATAACAGGAGAATATAAATGAAGTTATCACAGAGGCAAATAGTCGCAGCAATTGAGCCAGTAACGGCAGCAGCACCTAAGTGGGGCTCTTTTAAGTTTGCCCAAGTTTCTGGTGGAGAAATCACCGCTTCGGTAGAAAAAATCTATCTTGGCGGAAAACTTTTCCCAGAAGTTTTGTGTGCTCCTGCAGAAATTGGTGACATCACTTTGACTGCTCACTTTGATGACGACAATACTGATTCGACAACCGAGGCTGGAATTGCCAAGAAGTTAGAAGGCCTCAGAGGTCTTGTCGGCCAGGCTTACTACAACATTCAGGTTTCAACGCTTGACTGCGGAATTGACGTTAAGGGTTTGTCAAGAACATACTCAAATGCTCTTCTCGTAGGCCTTACAGAGCCTGACGGTGACTCTTCTTCGGGTGCCCCTGCAACATTTGCACTGACTTTCTCAATTCAGAGCGTTTCCTAATATAAAAAATACCAGTAGTTGCGCCACGACAAGTTTCGTGTGCTAATGTCTCCTTTATGACAGATAACTCACTCTACACAGAGCCTGAAGACTCAAAGAAGCCAGAACCAAAGAAGTCTTTGCAGACCGCAAAGGCCCCTGAGGCAAAACTTCTTGACAAACTCAAGGATGCAATCCAGAAGAAAGTTGAACGCCCAGTCGTGCGTCTTGACGTTCCTGAGCGTCCAGGTGTTTCTTTGAGAATTAGTCCAAACATCACACAGCATCAATTGAAGCAGTGGAGAAAACAGTCTGGCGAAGATTCAAAGCAGGGGCTTGATTCAATCAAGTTCTCGTGCCATGTAATCGGACATACAACTGTTGGAATAATCTTTGACGGAGAAGAAGTTTTTGACGATAGCGGCTATGAACTAAACTTTGCTGCTGATGAAATTCTCCAAATGACGGATACCACACGACCAATCCCAGAGGCGGTTCGTGCTTTCTTTGGTGTTGACCCACACCTTGAAGCAGCAGCACTTGCAATCCTTGATGCTTCTGGATATTCAGACACGGTTGACACGTCGGACCCTACGATGGAGTCTTCGACGAGTTAGTAAAAGAATCGGTCATCGTGTCCGCTGCACGAATGGGCGAACTTTTTGGCACTGACCCTCTTAGGCTCCTAGACTGCACAGACGATGAATGGCTGATACGCCTTGCCTGTGCTAAAGTTATAGCAAACGATAAAGAAGAACAAGACAGACGGTCTAAAACCGCCGGTTAGTCTCTAGTTTTTTTATTCCTATTGGGGTTACCATGGCCGGTGTTAAGACAGAAATAACAATTGATGTCGACTATACGGGTCACAGGGAAACGCGTAAAGCAATAAGAGACTTTCACGCACTTGATAGGGCTGTAAAAAAAAGCGCTGCGGCGTTCGCGTCCACTAGTGCGGGAACAAGCACAGGCGGAGGGGGCGGTTCAGATGCGTCAAAGACTTGGGGAAGACTCCGCAAATCAGTAACCCAGTTTGACAAAGCCGCATCTATGGTTGCCAAAGTTGGCTTAAAAGGATTATCCCTAGCAATGAAGGGTTCAGTCATTGAGATGGGATTAATGGCTGTAGCCATGTTAGGTGTCCATGCTGCTTTTGTTCTTGGCAATGGAGCCATGAAAGCCATGAAAGCCCTTCAGGGGCCACTGGCTGCTGGTCTAGCAGGAATTGTTGCCGCTGCCGCTGCCGCTTCTGCCGCTATACGCGAAAACCAAGCAGCGATGTACGCCTATAAGACAACTAGCAAGGGCGAGTTTGGTTCAACCCTCAATCAGACAAGACAAGTCATGCGTGCTCTTCATTCAGACACCTATCTTGCAACTGCTGGTGTTGAGACATTAAACAAAGCATTTGCTGCTGTATCAAAAAACTCAACATGGACAATGAAGAGTCAGAAGTCGTTGAAGGGTTTGATGGACTTTGCTTCAGCAGGACAACCCCTAGACCAAGGTGTTCAAAAAGCAGGAGAGTTAATTGCGGCTCTTCAGAACGCAAAGACTACATGGTCACAAACAAAAGTCGCAGCAGAAGGCCTATTCCCTGACAAACAGGCAATGGAAAAAGCGATGAAGAAGTTGAAAATTACAACTAAAAAAGGTCTTCAAAAAGCAATTGATACTGGCACTCTTGCAAAAGAAGCAGGAGTAGAGGGACAGTTTGAGCAAGTCTCTGGAACTCTGATAAATAAACTTAAGGGTTACTTTAATATTCTTAAAGGACAGTTTGCTGACATGGGTCAACCAATGCTTGAGCCACTTAAAGTTGCAGCAGAACAGATATTTAGAATCCTCAGAAGAGGTTTCATGAAAGTTACCAGTGCAAGCCAGTCTTTTGGCATGGGGAGCATGCTTGATGGTCTTGTAAGTCTTATTGAAAAAGTTACAGACAAGATGACCACCCTAATCAACGGCCATGTCGGCAGTGTTGAAGGCATGTTTGAAAAAATGGGAAATTGGTGGGACCGATTTAGGGATGGATGGGACACTATAACCGACAAATTGCGCCCCCTCATAGGTGGCGCAAAAGTTATTGAGTCTTTCTTTGGTCAAATATTTAAACACGTTAAAAATATTTTTAATTCCAAGTTTGGGGCGTTTAACGATTTCTTAATGGGGAACGAAAACGAAATAAAAGAACTTGGTGACGGAATCGGAAGACTTCTTGAAAACATATTTGCAGCACTGGGTGAATTTACAAAGTTGCAACAAAAATTGCTTCCATTTATAAATGCCCTCGTTAAGGGTCTTGGTGATGTAGCCGGACAAATCACATCAATCATGAAGGCATTGAATAGTATTGGTAGCGGACCTATTGGTGCTCTTGCAATCATGCTGGGTCTTCGTGGCGGAATGAAAGGCATGCAGTCAATGACTGCACAGGGTGGCTACAAAATGGTCATGGTCAACGGCAAACAACAAATGGTGCCAAGAGGGCCAGGAGGGCCAGGCACGCCCACGGGTCCAACAGTAGTTACAGGGCCACCAACAGGCGGTCTTGGAACAACACACGCAACCCCACCAGGAACCCCCACCCCTCCGCCTATAGGTCCAACTCCCCCTATAGGTCCAACTCCTCCAATAGGTCCAACCCCTCCTCCAACTCCTCCTGGTACGCCTGCTTTCCCAAGTGCGTCAAGAACACCAATTCAAAGACCTGAATATGAAGTCTTCAAAAGAGCACCCAAGGGTGGAGTAAACATTGGTGGAAAATTTTATAAAGGTGGGCAGATGTTGCCTACTTCGCAAATTACAGCGGCTGAACGTTCTTACTACGGAATAGAAGACATCGCTCGCCCTGGAAAAATGTCTCCGATGACAGACGTTGCCACAGAAACGGGCATGGTTTCTATGCGCGCAGGAACGCCGGTTGCTCCTGCTGCCGCTGCAGCAGCCTCGTCTACCGCTCTTGCATCTGCGTCTACGCCAAGATTTGACAAGGCAGGAAGACCAATAGCGCCTGTAGGTGGCGTGGACTACAACGGTAAACATTATCCTCAGGGCAAAAGACTTCCTGATAGTTATATTGCTAGTGGCGGTTTTGCTTCTGCTACTGGCACTGGACCTGCCCCTACGCCAACTCCGACTCCAGGTTCCACCCCAACACCAACACCTGCTCCTACAAGAACAAGAAGATTCATTAACAATCTTCAAAAGCCTGGAACAACTGGTGGAACTTTTATAAAAAGTCTTTCTAAAAAAATGAATAATCCAGACCAAATGTGGCTTCCAGGCGCTGGTGGAGGCGAAGGAGAAATGAGAGACGTTGCTGGAATGTCTGATGAAGAATTTAGACAGGCAAGGTTCTACAACAAAGCATTTGGTGAAGGCGCTTATAAGGATGGAAAACTTCCATCATCTGGTGGAAGTGGAGAACTGAAGAGGGGCGCAAAATTCAGACAACGTTCAGTTGCCAATAGAACAAAAATGGATTCCTATAGAGGAAGACGTAATCGCGCAGCATTAGGAAGTCAAACCGCAAAAATGGGCACAGGCATGCTGCTTGGCGTGGGTTCGCAGTACATGCCTGAAGAGGCGCAGGGCGCAATGGCTATGGGCGCAATGGCAGCACAAATAAACCCACTTGCTGGTATTGCTGTTGCTGGTCTTGGAACTGCAATGAACGCAAGAACCGAGGCAGGTGGAGCAGTCAGCGGAGCAATGGGAGGTGCTGCCGCAGGAGCAATGCTTGGTTCAATCATTCCAGGTGTCGGTACGGCAGTGGGTGCTGTAGTCGGAGGAGTTGTTGGCGGTCTTGGCGGAATGGTCATGGGTGCTTTGAATAAAGAGGAAATAAAAGCAAAAAAGGCTCGTGCTGTCGCCGACAAACAAATTGCAACAATTATAGATACTGGTTTAAGTTTTTCTTTTAGAAACGCTTCTAAAGAAGCAAAATCAGGCAATCTTGATAAAGACGGAAATCCGCTTGCAAGTTCTACAAGAACGATGTTTGACGACCCAATGAAAAAATTAACAGCGCTTGGAAATGTTTTTAATTCGTCCAAGGGTGGTACCGAATCGAGTGCATACGATGCAAACGGCATATTAAAAAGTCCTGAAGAAATAGCAAAAGCAGTTCGTGCTACTGGTTCTTCAGTTAGTGAGCAAGACCTCAAAGACATTAGTGGAAATAAGCAAGAATATGTAAATAGAGTAACAAAAGAAGGTTCTGAAAACCTGAAAGCAATGGGTGTTGTCCAAGATAAATACAACAACAGACTTGATGCTCTTAGAAAAATGACAGGAAAAACAGACCAAGAAATTATTGACATGGCTTCAAGCCTTGGTGTAAATCTTGGTGATGCAACCATGGACTTTACAACTATGGTTGAAGACCTTGGTCTTGCAATGGTAAAGACATCTCAAGAAATGAAAGGTCTCACTCAATCAATAGTTATTGATTCCGCTTCTGTTTATGACGAAGCAATTAAAAGAATTCAAGCACCTAAAATACTAAACGAGCAGGCCAGAACATTCAGAGATACGATTGATGCTGGTGGAGCAACGACAGAAGACAAACTTGGGTTTTTAGGACAAGCAACAGAAGGGATTACCGCACTTTACGGAAGTGGCGGTCTTGGGCAAGCAGAAATTGAAAGACAGTTTGGGGAGGGTGGCGCTTTCTT